ACTGCTGAACGGACTTCTGCGATTGGTACACCGTCTGAGGGTATGGTGACGTATCTTCAGTCGGATAATACGACTACGGTGTGGACTGGTGCGGCGTGGGAGCCGTTAGGCGGTGGCGGTGCTGGTGGTTTTGAAAACTCGTTGTTGTTAATGGGAGGCTAGGGAAAAAGGAATGGCTACTTCATATAAGATTTTGGGTCAGGCTCACCTGACGACGACTTCGGACACGGATATTTACACTGTGCCGTCTGCCACGGAAACGATTATTTCGACGATGATTGTGGCGAACATTGGCACTGCGGCGACGACGTTCAACATTGCGTTGCGTGAGGATGGGGATGCGTTGGCGAATAAACACTATATCGCCCGAAATGTCCCGATATCCGCCGAAGATTCCACGACGCTGACTTTGGGTATGGCACTTGAGGCGACGGATGTTGTAACAGTGACCGCGGGTGCGGCTGACTTGCTCAGTTTTAACCTGTTCGGTGCTGAAATCGACGTGTAGGCGGTTCTCTATGTCTATCCGCAGTCTTTCTACTTCTACGCTGACCGAACAAACCCGCTACTCGAATATGTCTGCCCAGGCTAGGGTTGGACCGTTTGATTGCACCTTTCTTGTGATTGCCGGTGGGGGTTCTGGTGGACGCGGTGAAGGCGGAGCCTACAAAGAAGGTGGTGGAGCTGGCGGAGCAGGTGGATACCGATGTTCAGTGTCTGGCGAATCTTCCGGTGGTGGAGCTTCTGCTGAAACGCCACTTTCACTAGCCAAAGGTAGTTATACGCTGACCATTGGCGGTGGTGGAGCGGCCAGAACAAGCAATAATCAAATCGGCGTTTCTGGGACAGACTCAGTTCTTGCCACTATCACATCAGTCGGTGGTGGTGGTGGCGGTGCTGTCAATGACAGCGGGCTTGCTGGCGGTTCTGGCGGTGGTGGTGGTGTCAGTGCTGGTTCTATCAACACGCAGTCGGGTGGTTCGGCAACTTCTAATCAAGGTTCAAATGGTGGAAGCGGGCAAGGCTTTGCAGGTGGTGGCGGTGGTGGAGCCTCAGCTACTGGTTCAAATGGGGTCTATCCAAATGCTGGGAATGGCGGAAATGGGCTCAGTTCTTCTATTACCGGTTCAGCTGTCACTCGTGCTGGCGGTGGCGGTGGTGGTGCAAACAATGGTAATCAGATTGGAACCGGTGGGACAGGTGGCGGTGGTGACGGGGGTGCCTTAAATACGCCAGCAGCGACAGCCGGAGCTGGAACAGTCAACACTGGTTCTGGCGGTGGTGGCGGTTCGCAAAATGTGAACTCGGGAGCCGGTGGTTCTGGCGTTGTAATCTTTCAGTTACCCAGTTACATTGGCGTGAGCTTTGATGCGAGCCATACAGTTTCAGAGTCTACTTCTGGGATTACGACGACTTACACTGTGACCGCAGGCGACGGTCTCATCACGATTGGATAGGCAAATGGCTCATTACGCTTATATCAACGGCGACAACATAGTCACGGCTGTGATTGTCGGTCCAGATGAAACTGAAACGAGGAATGGTGTTTCTGATTGGGAAGCTCACTTCTCGAAGAATGGTAAAGGTAGGGCACTCCGAACATCCTTCAACACTTACGGCGGTGTTCACTATGACCCGGAAACCGGTGAACCGTCTGCTGACCAGTCCAAAGCATTCCGCTTCAACTATGCAGGCAAAGGTGACACCTACGATGCAGAGCTAGATGCGTTTATTTCTCCTAAGCCCTACGACTCTTGGGTGTTGGACGAGTCGACTTGCCTGTGGGTTGCCCCGATGCCAATGCCGGTGGAGACTGATGCTGAAGGTAGCCCGGTGCCGTATGTGTGGGATGAGTCTGCCGGTGAATGGGTGGTCAGTGAATGAGACTGGCACGACCCTGGCCTCGCGGTGAACATATTCGCAGCGGGTGGGGACCCCGCATCCATCCCATAAGTGGAAAGCGACGCCATCACAGAGGCGTAGACGTCGCCTACCACGGGGACATCTATGCTCCGGCTGACGGTGTCGTCGTCCACAAGGGTGCTGACTTGAACAAGCGCACTGGCGGAGGTTATGTCTTGATTCTCCGTCATGAGCAGCCTCGAGTGTGGACTGTCTACTATCACATGAGAGAACCGTCTCCACTGTTGAAGGGCACACGTGTGAAGCGTGGCGAGGTTATCGGTCAGACGGGGACTACAGGCGCGTCGACGGGTGTGCATCTTCACTTCGAGACGAGACGCAGTCGTCAATGGGGAACAGACACGAATCCTCTGGAATGGCTGTCGGAGGAGTACGCTGCGGAAACACCTTCAAGAAGCCCTGAGAGCCCTTCTGAGAGCCTTGCAGAACCTCCGGCTAGGGAACAGCGCGGACCTCATACCTGGGGCATCAGTGGGCGTCTGAAGGCGATGGACGTGCGAGCGGTCAATAGGTTCATGCGAGGCCGTCGATGAGTGACGAAACGAACGGGAACGGAGTGCGCGTCTCTATGCGTGACATCTACTTCGAAGTCCAACGTCAAGGGAAGATTCTCGAACGTATTGCGAACAGCCTCCCGGACACGGACGAGAAGGTTGAGGACCATGAGGCTCGACTGCGGAAACTTGAAACGCGCATGGGCTGGATATGGGGAGGCCTCGGCTTGCTCGGTGCGTTGCTCGGCGTGTTCTCTGTGAGTCTCGGAGGATGAAGCCGAGTCCGCGTTGGAAGATTCGTCGGAGGCTCGTCCTTCTGAGTGTCGCACTGGGCACGGGAATGATTGTCTCTGGCGCTTTCGGCCTGTTCCAGGGACAGTTCACCGGGGAGCTCGTTTACGGAGGCGTCTCGCTCATCTCGGCTACACTGGGGCTCTACACGACCTTCTCGACTTTTGACGATAAGTGGCAGGGCGTGAAGCCTGAAGACGATGAGGAGAACCCTGATGGATGACTTTGAAGTTCCTAAGTGGTGGACGGCTGAACGGCGTCAGTGGCTGTATCAGGTCGCTGTGGCTGCTGTCCCGCTGATGATTGCAATCGGGCTAGTCACGGGCGACATGGCGCAGCTGATTCTGAACGTGCTCGCTGCTATCCTCGGTGTGAGTGCGACTGGGATGGCTTTGACGAACGTCACCCCGGACAGCGTGTTCAAGATTGCCGTCGAGGTTGACGAGGATGAGTGACCCGTTCGACGCAGTGGACCGGATTGACGGTGTGACTGTCCCCGTGGACCCGATGGACTTGCTACACTGTGAGAGCTGTCAATGACAGCTTCTCCTTCTTGGTAGATGAGAGTGCACCCCCAGGGAATCCCCTGGGGGTGTTTCTCATTGTCGCGCCTGTCACGCTGTCGCGTTGTCGCGTTGTCGCGCTTTGATGCGGTCGAGCATGACGAGCAGCTGAAACGCTGCTGACTGCTTCTCCATCGCTTTCGATGCGAGCCTGTCTGTGTCGCCCCCGTCTCGGAGTGCTTCTGTCATGTCGTCGATGAGCTCAGGGTCGTGCCGGTTGAGGATGGCGGTGAGCTCTCCGATGCGTGCAGCGTGTTCGTGTGCTTCTTTCATGGGTTCTCCTTCCTGGCGTTGAGACTACACGGAGCCACAGGTTCACACAATATGTCACAGCAGTGTGTTACTCTGCACACATGGACAAACAACTACTAACCAAGAATGACATCGCCGATATGTGCGGTGTCCATCTGAACACTGTTCACAACTGGATAACCCGTGGCGAGCTCCACGCATACAAGCTCGGTCCCCGGACCGTGCGTGTCCTGCCGGAGGACTTCGCTGCGTTCATGGAAAGGAAACAAGGTGGCACGAATGAAGAACCTGCTCATTGAGCAGCAGATTGAGGAAGCGGACCGAGTCGCTCCTCCCCGTCCAGCAGCGTCACATGTGGCGTGGACTGGACCGACGCGTCGTGACCGGCGACTGCGGGATGCCCTGCAGCGTCGCGAAGAACGTCGACTCACTCAGAACATGGTGGCAATCTATGTCCTCGGACTGCTCACAGCGGTCGTCCTGTGGGGAGCTTGGCAGGTGGCCTCATGGCTTGGCTAATCTTCATCAGCGGATTCCTCATTGCAGTGTCCTCCGGGATGCTCACTCACGCTCCGAACGGTGGCTCACTCCTCGGCCTACTCATGGCTCTCTGGGGTGCTTGGCTCATTGGACGGAAGGGGGTGAAGGATGTTCGACGTGCAGGTGATGGGACGTGACGTGTTCGTTCGTCCATCGGCGACGACGTGGACGACGATGAAAGGTTCAGACGGTCATGACTGGATTGAACTGTCTCGCGAGCAGGCGCTGATGTTGTCTGCTGCGCTCCGGAAGTCTGACCGAGTCATGGTGACTCACGATGAGGAGGACGGCTAGCGTTCAGAAGGAAGAGTCCCGGC